GTCATATCAGCGCAATCTTCCTCGAATGTAATGGCGAAAGATTCCGTTTCCCACAGAACTATCTACCAGGTGCAAGGGCAATGGCTCAACATATGGCACACGGTGGTATAATGACGGATAAAGTCGGTTCTTATATTTCCGAAAGCACAAACAATCTGTTGAAGCTTCAATCATTCAACCGTTACGTTACTACAAACAAACTTATCAATGAAGATAGTTCCGGTATTGTAGAAACAGTCAAAGAAAATATCGAAACCTTGCGAACCGAGCTTAAGAAACTTACCGGTAGCAAGACCTATGAGACAACTAAGGCTCGTTTAGAAACATTTGATCGAGAACCACTAGCTGAAGATGATACAAGTGGATTGAAAGATCTTTTCACCATTCGTCGATTTGATGAAAAGTTTGAAGGTGTGCTTCCTATCATCAAACAACTTGTTCAAGAGAAGGATACCTTTCACAAGCGCATCGAAGAAGCTGCCGGAAATGTAGTTGTTCTACGTCGTGAGGCTATAAATACTACTCCGATGTTCGAGTTCGCGAGTGAAAATGCTCGTTTAGGATTCAAACTTAACGAATTTGCTCTGCGCATGATGGAAAATGATGAGCTTGCAGGATTTGTAAACAAGGTTGGAACAAAGTTGTGCAAGGAAGGTATTGTCAACGATTTTGAACGTGCCGTACTTACACAAGTATTAGAAAATGCTAAGGTAGAAGAAAATTCTGCCACAGTAAGGAAAGAAATCAAAGAATCCGTCGACCTGTCGAGTTTCTTTGATAAATATACACAGAATTTCTACTGAAGTTCTTGACAAACACATAAGATTTTCGTACATTAGTTGCTGTACGAAATGTTACAGGTAGAGAGCGCGAAAGGGCATAACGTGACCCAAGTAGGCGAGCAACTCAAATAACAACGTTTAAATTAACGAAAGCATAGGAAAACAAAATCATGTCAAAAACATTAGACGAAATCCGTAAGAAATTACAAGCACTAGGTACACGTAAGGCCCCAGCAGGCCAAGGTTCCGGCGATAAGACTACATACGCACACTGGAACATCCCCGAAGGCACATCTTCGATTCACCGCTTCCTACCAGACGCAAATCCAGATAACACATTTTTCTGGGCAGAACGTCAACTCATCAAGTTACCATTTGTCGGTATTAAAGGCCAAGACGAGAGCAAACCAGTTGTTGTTCAAGTTCCTTGTATTGAAATGTGGGATGGCAAGAACACTTGCCCAATCTTGAATGAAGTTCGACCATGGTGGAAGGATGATTCTCTCAAGGAAACAGCTCGTAAGTATTGGGTAAAGCGTACCTTCTACATGCAAGGTTTCGTAAAGCAAGATCCACTAAACGAGACAGATGCTCCAGCAAATCCAATCCGTAAGTTCATTATTGGACCACAAATCTTTGCAATCATCAAGGCTGCATTAATGGATCCAGATATGGAAAATAGTCCAGTTGATTATATCAACGGTACAGACTTTATTGTCGCAAAGACAAGCAAGGGCGGCTATTCGGATTACGGTACTTCAAAGTGGGCTAGAAAAGAATCTAGTCTAACAGACGAAATGCAGGCAGCTATCGAGCAATACGGTTTGGTAGACTTGGCAACATATTTGCCAAAGCGTCCAACACCAGAACAGTTGGCAATCATCTTCGAGATGTTCCAAGACTCGTTGGATGGTGAGTTGTATGATCCAGCTAAGTTCAGCCAGCACTATAAGCCTTTCGGGTTCGATTCATCTAACGATGATACCGATGGCGGTGAGGGTAAGAAGGCAGCTCGTTCGGCACAGACTCGCACCGTGGTTCCTACAACAACCCCAAAGGTTGTAACTCCGGTAGCCGAAGATGCAGAAGATCCTCCATTTGATGCAGATCCTCCAAAGACAGTAGTTAAGGAAGAAGTGAAGACAGAAGCAGCAACAGCTGGTAAGTCGCCACAAGAAATCCTTGCTATGCTTAGAAACAGAAACAAATAAGAAGTTACAGAATAGAAATAGGCAGAATTGAATCTGCTTATTTCTTTGTGGTTAAAATATTGGAGAGTATATGGTAAAATCAGTAGATTTATCAAAATTTAGAAAAACACTTACTAAAAATATCCCAGGACTAAGCATTGGATTCAATGACCCAAAGACTTGGATTAGTTTTGGTAACAAGTCGTTAAACTATTTGGTTAGTGGTGACTTTGAAAGAGGCATTGCATTAGGTAAGGTTTCTATTCTTGCAGGCGAACCAGGATCAGGAAAATCGTTGTTATCAGCAAATGTGATTAAGAATGCACAGGATCAGGGTATCTTTGTTATTCTTATTGACACAGAAAATGCACTTGATGAAGCTTGGCTCAAGGAGTTTTCGGTCGATACATCTTCAGATAAGTTGTTGAAACTTAATATGGCTATGGTCGATGATGTTGCGCGAACAATTAGTGAGTTCGTTAAGGAATATAGAGAAATTCCAGAAGCAGAACGTTCAGAAATCCTTTTTGTTATTGATAGCTTGGGTATGTTGCTTGTGGAAGCACAGACAGCACAGTTCGAGCGTGGCGAATTAAAGGGCGACTTTGGACATAAGCCACGAGCACTAAAGGCTTTGATTACCAATTGTGTAAATATGTTCGGTAATTTAGGTATCGGCATGCTATGCACCAATCACACCTATGCATCACAGGACATTTTCAGTCCAGACGATGTTGTTAGTGGAGGCTCGGGACCAGTTTTTGCAGCAAGCATGTTGGTTGCAATTAAGAAGGGTAAGCTCAAGGAAGACGAAGACGGCGACAAGACAACCGATGTTGCTGGTATCCGTGCAATGTGTAAGGTTATGAAGACTAGATACAATAAGCCATTTGAAGGCACACAACTTAAGATTCCATATTCGGGCGGATTAGATGCATATTCTGGACTGTTTGAAATGTTTGAAGATAAATTACTTACCAAAGATGGTAATAGATATGTCTACATAACACATGCTGGAAAAGTACACAAACTATTCAAGAAAGAGTGGAATAAGAATGTCGACGGGTGTTTGGATGATGTAATGGCTGATGTAATGGCTACACCTGGTGGCCTTTTTAAGGCTATTAAGCAAGACGAAAAGACAATAGAGGCATAATATGGTTAATGAAAATCATGAATTGTTATTAGAACTATGGGCTAGAATTAAGTCCCATATTGTTCCGAAAGAAAGACTAGAAGTGGCCGATATTCTAGTTGTTGTATTTGATGAATTCGGTCTTATTGATGATGAATTAATGGATGAAGACCTTGACAAAGAATTACGTGCCGCGGTCAGAAGCCATTTAGCAGACCCAGAAGAACTTGATGAGGAGCAGGATGATGGCCACAGCTGGTGAATTTGGCGAGGCATTACTCGAAACGATCAAGAGCAAGGATGCACTGAAATCCATGACGACAATCCAGCAGTTTAGAGATTCCATGAAGGATGCGACTGTGGGTGCAGATTACGTGATGTGGATTTCAGAGCCAGTCAATTTGACTAGGGTACATAAGGCCCTGGCAGAAGACCTAAATGTCCCTCCTCGCGCTATGGCAATCAAGAGAATGTTAATGTCAAGAACCCAACGTGCCATGTTATTAACACAGGCAATGGAAATAGCCATTAAGAGAGTTCATCAACTTTAAGGAATAAGAGTGTCAAGTTGGTATTATAAAGTATCTTCGGATCTGTCATATGTGCCAGCGTTCATTGATTTCTACGAAAACGAACTAGATGTAGCCAGAGGAGAGCTTTCCTTAAAGGGAAAGTCTCTCGAAAGGCATGCTGGAGAACTTCCCGGTCTAGTTGAACAACGTTTTGCACAGCTTCAAGAGATAGAGGCTGTCCTTGAATATCTTAATATAAAACTGAAGCAAGAAAGATCAGCCGAGTTTAAGAAATTCCTAGAAGCCTATAACAAACTTCTTAGTTCAAGAGATGCGGAAAAATATGTGGATGGTGTGCAAAGCATCGTCGATACAACTTTGCTCGTCAATGAAGTTGCATTATTACGAAATAAGTTTCTTGGGATATCCAAGGGTTTTGAAGCGAAAAATTTCATGACTGGGCACATTATAAAACTTAGAATAGCAGGATTGGACGACGCAAGTTTATGATAACAAATCTGATAATCCAAGACGAAGTCAATATCAAGTTCGAAGGTCTTGATGTTGCCACTCGTCGTAAAATGGTTCAATCACTTGAATTCATTCTCCCTTATGCACGCCATACACCAGCTTTTAAACTGGGTCGCTGGGATGGGAAAATGTCTTTCTGTGATATTGGGGCACGCTCGTATCTAAACTTACTTGACATTCTACTGCCTATTGTGCAGGAAGGTGGTTATGAGGTTGAGATAGAAGATCAACGTGATCATACACAAGACTTTGAATTTGATGAAGTAGAGGAAGATAGCTACGCGCACATCAAGTGGCCAAAGGGGCACGTTAAGGAAGGCGAAGGTATTACCTTGCGTGATCACCAAGTTGAAGTAATCAACTCATACCTCAACAACATCACGGGCATAAACATAGCCCCGACCGGTGCGGGAAAGACCATAATTACAGCAATTTTAAGCCATAAGGTTCAGCCTTACGGTCGTAGCATCGTTATTGTGCCGACAAAGGATTTAGTAACACAAACCGAAGAAGATTATAAGAACTTGGGATTAGATGTGGGTGTATTCTTCGGTGATAGAAAAGAGTATTTGAAGACCCACACAATATGCACATGGCAAAGTTTGGAAAGCCTAGCAAAGCGTTCAAAAGAAATAGATTTAGAGATAGATATAAATGCTTTCTTCGAGGGTGTGGTTTGCGTTATGGTGGACGAAGTTCACAAAGCAAAAGCCGATGTATTGAGAAAGCTATTGTCGACCTATTTAGCGAAGGCTCCCATTCGCTGGGGATTGACTGGAACGATGCCGGAAGAAGACGCAGATAAGATCGCAGTTATTTCTACCATCGGACCATTGCTTGGAGCAATCAATACTAAAGAGCTTCAGGATAAAGGAATCCTTGCACAACTACATGTGAATGTATGGCAGATGCAGGATTTAGGTGAAGCTGCATTCGATAACTATCAGGCAGAGCTAAAATGGTTGACAACAAGTCCACTCCGTTTAAGATTCCTTGCAAAACAGATAGAAGCAATGGCGGAGTCAGGCAGCACACTTATTCTGGTTGATCGCGTACAGACTGGTGAAATGTTACAATCGCTAATACCCGATTCGGTCTTTGTATCGGGTAAGATGAAGTCAAAGGATCGCAAGGAAGAGTACGCCGAAGTTCAGGAAGTTGATGGTAAGATTATTATTGCTACCTATGGTGTAGCCTCGACAGGTATTAACATTGTTCGTATTTTCAATCTTGTGCTTTTTGAAGCAGGCAAGAGTTTTACTCGTGTTATTCAAAGTATCGGTAGAGGTATTAGAGTTGCAGAGGATAAGGATTTTGTAAATGTATATGATGTATGTTCAAATTGTAAATTCTCCAAGCGACATTTGACTAAGCGTAAGAAATTTTATACTGAACAGCAATATCCGTTTAGTATTAAGAAGGTAAATTACTAGTGGAACAAGTTAACACATCCATTTTAATAAAGCATAAGGAATTAATTATAACATTCTTTCAGGCTAATAACTTTAAAGATGTTCGTGTATTGCCTTATAACGATATAAACAAGTACGGAACTCAGGAAATGATTCGATTATTTTATAATACCGAAGAGGGTGTAGATATTACATTTATGGCATTACGTCATTCAGGTGTTCAGAATATGTTAGATGATTTTCTAATGAAATGTGGAGTTGATGTATACGATTTACATGCCACCGAATTATTAGATATGAAGGAAGCAATGGAAATTGCAATAAAAATATAATGAATATATTAACAAACGAAAATAGAGCGTATAATCTCGATAAGATTCCAAATGAGATTGAGGACATTAGATATTGTGTGCTTGATTATTCAGATCCAAAGAATCCAGATTACTTCTTTATTCCACTTATCTTCTTAGAGAGCTTCCATGCACCAGCAGTTGTATTGAAGGTTGGAGAATTTACAGTGCAGATGCCACTAGATTGGTCTATATTAGTATGCGACGAAGATTATAGTGATCTCGAAATTATGCCTTTAACAAGCCTAAATGACAGGGGATTTCATACTATGGTTTTTAATCCACTACGACATATGGTCCCAAAGCCACAAGAAATAAATATCACCAATGTCTATGCAGAAATAAAATGGTATTTTCCAAAACTAAAGAATGGTAATATCTTAGTTGTTCCAGTTGAAGATAAACCATTCCCTAATTGCATCTTATTTGTTAAAGAAGTAAGTAAATTGCCGGATGTGATCGATATTGGAGCACTCTTTGAGTAACGATATTACAGATTGGAGAGAAGAATTCTTTTCCCTAAATCCAGATGCGGTTGAAACAGTTGAAGTAGAAGAAAAGAAAAAGTATACACTTGATCTCTTCAAAACTGTATTGCCTGCAATTGATCGTAAAGATAAATCCTTCTACGGTAAGTTATCTGCTGAAGAGAAGAAAGGCATCAGCCCTTGGCTATTGATGAGATGGATGACTTCATCTGCATCTGATCGAGAACAAACCGATTATTTGCTAAATGTAAACGATTTTGTTAATGTTAACTTCTCGGCATTATCACCAAAGAAAACATTGGGGATAGCAGGCCATGAAGAATTGCAGTGGATGCTCTTAACATTATGCGGGACTGGAAGAAGTCCGATGAGAAAATTCCTGAAGGCTCCTAAGGGCATGATCAAGAATAAACTTGAAGAAGTAATACTGGGGTTCTTCCCATCTTTAAGAGATGATGAGCTTGAATTATTCTTTAAGATGAACTCAAAGTCCGATCTAGAATTATTCTTTAAGGAGAAT